GACTTGCTACTTGCACGTTTGCAGAACCATTATCTACAGAAGGTCTAACAAGAGTAACGACAGAGTTATAACCGTATTCTAAGTCGTTAGTAATGATAGAACCTGTAGCGTTAGTTCCTGTGAATGTGATAATTCTAGTACCACGAACACCACCAAATAAGAACTTACCGCCTTTATATAGTCTATCGTCTAGTGTTGTTACAAGAGAGTCTACAGTTTTGAGTGCTGCTGCGGATGCTGCCATATCTATGGCTACACCTGTGCCTGAACCTGCACCTGTAGCTGTAAATAATACACCTACTGTATTAGCTACTGCACCAATAGAAGTAAATGATGTTGAGCCTACTGTTCTAATTGTATAAGACTTACCTACAACAAATGAACCTGCATTAATATTGTAAGCAGCATCAAGACCATCTAATGTTATCCCTGAAGTAGCTAGTGTAGATAAATAGTCTACATCTGTATCTGCTTCACACCATTTTTGTGTTTCAAAGTTATAGATAAGTAGTGAACGACCGCCAGATACGTTGCCATAATTCCAAATAACTAAGTTACGTTCAGGGTCTACTGCTGCTGATATAGAATCAATATCGCCAATGTTAGCGTTAGCAAAGAAGTATCTATCTATCTTTTCTGAACCAATACCATTTAGTGTTTGACCATTAGTAGCATAGAAACCATCATCTGATAAGAAGTAAGCTGTGCCAGAGTATTGTGCAATAGAGTTACCTTCTATACATCCTACGTTACGAGATATAGTGTCAAATTGGAATATAAGTGGTGAACCAATATATGACATTCTGACAATGGCTTTTTCTAGGAATACAATACCAAACTCTCCCCCAACCAGTCCGGTGACATCCCCCCCGTCGGGCAATAATTGGAAGTCACTTTGAGAAGTCGCTGTTGTAGTCCAAGTGGTTGCATTATTGATACCTGACCATTGCACTTTGTTAGGGGCAGTACCTCCACCAATATTAGCTGCGACTACAAAGTCACGAACTGCTGTAATGTATTTAGCGATAGGTGCATCTGAGCTTGCGTCTGCAAAAACTGTAGAACTGGTTACGTCATACGCTTGTATCTTTTCAGAGCCATTAGAAGCTAATGCAAGACTGCCAAACTGTAAGAATTGCCATCTATTAATACCTGTATATCCACCTGCTTTAGACTCGTCTACTAGAGATAAGTCAGTATTGTCTACTTTAAATAGTTTAGTAGCACCACCAGCAAAAATAAATACGTCATTGTCTATTTTAGCAGCAAAGCAATTATTCAAGTCTTCTGAAGCTGCACCTGAATAGTTTACTGATGACTTAAATGGCCCATAACCTACAGCTAAAGGAATGACGTTATTAGCTTCTGATACAGAGTCTAGTATGCTAGGTTGGTCTGGCAACCATTCTTTAAATGTTATACGTTGTGTAGGCATATTAAGCCTTCATAATGTAGCAAAGTGCATAATAAGGAGGAAGATTAGCATTAGTTCCACTAACACCTTCTGTACTATTAGATACAGTAATTCCTGTTACTGCTGAAGATATATTAGCTGATGATGTATCTGTCTCTACAGTAAATGCTGCTATTCCACTAGCATTTGTTGCTACTCTATATCTATTTTGAGTGTGAACGTGTCCAGGGTCTGTTACAGTTGCAGAATGAGTATGTGATACTACAACTGCATTTGCACTACCGCCTGTTGCACCTACAGCATAAGTAGATGTAGCACCTACTACAAAACGGTTTCTTAAGTCAGGAGTAGAACTTGAACCATCACATAATAACCAACCACTAGGAATAGATGCTGAAGAGCCTGACCATAACATAATCATACCAGCTACAAACGCATTACCCCATGTAGGTGTGTTACTTCCGCCTGCTGATAACAATACTTGACCGCTAGCACCTGCTGTTCCATCTAATTGAAAAGCACCTGTGACATTAAGTGTGCCAGAAGCTACTGCTTGACCTGATGCTACTAATGTACCTGCAACTGTAAATGGATCACCACTAGAACCATCTTGTTGGTTTTTTAATACTGACATCAAGCTACGAATAGCGTTGTTTACGTTAGCTGGTGAACAACCTTCAGCAATATTGATATTAGTTATATCGGTATTATCTGCTGCTGTTGCGCTAAATTCTGAAATTTTTGTTTTTGCCATTTGTTTTCCTTAATTAACTATCCCTGCCTCAACCACGTATCGTTACTTGGAGTAGTGTCAGTCCAAGTTTCTGTTCCTGCTGTAATTGTTGTCCATGTATCTGAAGAAGGTGATATTGCAGACCATGTTTCCGAACCTGCTGATACTGGTGTCCATATTTCTGTGCCTGCTGGTACAGGTATCCATCCTTCACCTTGCCTTGTGCCTTTAGCGGTAACTGTACCTATACCTTCTACATAAGCAAAGCCTGCATATATAGCTTTAGCACTTGCATTTACTGTAGCAAAAGCATTTACTTGTGCATTACCTGAATTTATTAAACCACCAAGTGCTGATACTGTAGCAGTTCCTGTAATAGAACCTATGCCTGATAGTATGCGGAAACCATTAGCCGTAACTGTAGCATTGGCTGTAATAAAAGCATTGCCAGCTATTAATAATGAACCTATTGCTGTTACTGTACCTGTTGCTGTAATGCTTGCTGAGGCTAGTGCAAGAGAACCACCAGTAGCAGATACTGTAGCTGTTCCTGTTATAGATGCGTTACCAAATGTAGTTCTTGTAGCTAAAGCAGATACGTCTGCAAATCCATTTATAACTGCACTACCAAATACTAATGCACCACTTGTTGTAACTGTAACTGTTGCAGTAGCGTTAATGCTAGCATTAGATGTTCTAAAGCGTGTTGCAGATGCACTTACGGTTGCGTCTGCTGTTATTGCAGCAGAAGCTGTGACTATATTACCGGTTACTGGTAAAGAACTAAAAGGAGCTTGGGAAAAGGCTGAAATGCCAAACATTTATTGCTCCTTATTCGTTTGCTAGTTTTAACATTATTTAATTGTCAATATTTTTAATTGCTCTACAGTATTTGCTGTATCTACAAGTTGTGTAATATCACGAAGTCTTTGTTTTTCTGCAACAATAGCACTTGTATCTGCACCTGACTCTAAAGCACGTTGAAATGCTACATCTTGTGCTTCTAGTAAAGGTTTACGTTCAGCACGAAGTCTGTCTTTAGTAATGTCTTTAGCTTTGTTTATGTCAACAATTATTGCCATGTCCATGCGTTCCTAAATGTTCTGTCTTCTGGGATATCTGATACATCTACAATATGATATTCTTTACCTTGTGGTACATCTTTAACAGCAATATTTTCAATTGTCATAGTTTCAAGAGCTTCAGGCGTAGGAACAATTATTGCAATTCCGCCTTCGTCATTTTGATATACTATTCTTTTGCTCATAATTTATTCCTTTATCTGAATATAGCAATACAAACGTTGGTAGAATCAGTAGCAGTTCCAGCAGATGCGGTTTGAGAAACACAAAGCAACCTTAATGAACCAGTTGCTGGAACAGTTGATTCGTTATTCATTAAAACTGTAAGCGCTTGTCCAGATGTTCTAGTTACACAAGCTGTAAATGAATAATTAACATTAGGCATAGCATTGGTAAAATTAACTGTATACTCACCTGCGCCATGGTCAGTAATGCTTGTTACATTACCACTAGCACGAATTGCTACTGTACCTGTACCGTTAAAGTTTACCCATGCACGACATCCGTATGCTGTAGCTACTGAACCATAACCAGAGTTGAATTTAAAGTTTGCACTAGAGTCAAATTGACCGCATGCAGCACCACCTTCAGCAAAGTCTATAGTATCAGCCGCAGAGAAGAAAATGCCTGTATTAGTGTCACCTGTTGTTGTAAAAGCTGGAGCTGTTGCTGTGCCTGCTGCAAAAGTTGCTTGAGATGTAAATGTGGGTGAAGCTATTGTTGGTGATGTTCCAAATACTAAAGCCCCTGAACCTGTTTCATCTGTAATGGCAGTAGCTAAATTAGCACTAGACGGAGTTCCTAAAAATGTTGCAACGCCTGTGCCTAAACTTGTAATGCCTGTTCCACCATTAGCTACTGGAAGAGTTCCAGATACATGAGTAGTTAAACCAATTTTACCGTAACTAGGTGCTACACCTACACCACCTGATATTAAAGCATTACCTGTAGCAACATCTGCTAATTTATTTAATGTGTTTGTAGCTGAAGCATATACAATATCTCCTGTTGTATATGTTGTGAGGTTTGTTCCACCATTAGCTACTGGGAGTGTGCCTGTTACACCTGTAGTAAGCGGAAGTCCTGTGCAACTTGATAAAGTGCCTGAACTAGGAGTTCCCAATACAGGTGTAACTAATGTAGGGCTTGTAGCAAATACAGCAGCTCCTGTTCCTGTTTCATCTGTAATAGCAGTTCTTAAATTAGCTGATGAAGGTGTAGCAAGGAATGTAGCAACTCCAGTACCTAAACCAGAAACTCCTGTAGATATTGGTAGTCCTGTAGCATTTGTAAGTGTTGCAGATGCAGGAGTTCCTAATGCAATAGCATTACCACTTGCGTCTAAATATAAACCCTTTTCAGCAGGATAAGTAACGAATACGTTTTTTGTACCAGCACTAAAGTTGACTGCCGTTCCACCATTGCTAGACTCTAATATAGTATCACGAGATAAAAGAGTACCTGAAGATGTGTAAGTACCTAGACCTACTTCCCATTCTGTTCCACCTACAATAGCGTAGTAAGTAGTATTAGCGTTACCGATAACAGAAAATGACTGAAAGCCAGATACTGCACCAGCAAGCGTAAACGTACCTGTGCCTGTAGTAGTAGAAGTCTCTTGGACTCTATCCTTGACGACTAACGCCATGGTTTATCCTTAAGCTAAAGTAACTGAAAGGTTGCCTGTTGATATCTTAAAGATATCACCAGAGTCAATTGTTTTAGACGTATCTAAAGGCGAATGGTATAAAAGATTACCTGAAGTAGCAGCATCATTAATACCAATCCAGCCTACAGTTCCCCATGAAGCTGTTGCTGTTGGGAATGTTACGTCAGCAGAGTTTGTAGTTACACCGTTAGAAGGTGCAGCAAATGTGACTGCTGTTCTAGCGTAGCTTCCACCACTAACTTCTGTACCACTACCTGCGTCTGTAGGGTCTGAAGTCCATAGTGATACATAAACTGTTGCTACAGATGTATATGTTGTTGCTCGTAGAGTTGCATTAATAAGTGCATTCTCTAAAAAATTACTCATTTCTGCCATAATATTTTCCTTATCGTGGTGTTACGTTTAGTGTTGTATATGCGTATGTTTGACCTAAGTCGCTTTTCTGAATATTAGCAATTGCTCTATCGTATAATGCTGACCATGTTGCTACTCTTGGATCATTCATAAGATATGGTTCTGCTTCTGCTAATGTTGCGTAAAGTAAAGCGTCTGGGTAGTATGCTAAGAACAAGTTACTAGCTGTTGTGCTAGAAATAAATGTAGGTTGAGCATAATATAAAATTTGAATGGTGTAATCTGTATCTTGAGTAGGTGCAAACTGAAACTCTGTACCTAACATTGTAAAGTAGTGTGAACGACCTGATAATGTTGTTTGACCATTACGGAAGAACAAGTCAGGTGTTTGGAACTCTAACAGAATAGGTGGGTTACCTTGAAAGTGCATCTCTCTTAACTCTAAGAAGTCGGTAGGAAATGCTACTTTGCTATCTGTAGGAGTAGTTGTAGCTACTTTTAACATAGCTTCTGTTCTTAAGTCACGACTCATTCTTAACTGTGCCATCTGAATAAAGTCAGGTATGACGCTTGTCAAGTCTGTGCGTGCTAAGTAGCTTTCTACTGTAGAAACAAAGCTAGTATAGTTAGTAAATGCCATCTAATTGTCCTTTTAATCTATCCCAGCACTTGTCCATCTCATCTTTATGCCATTCACTAGCAGCTAATGAGCTTAACCATGCTGTTCTGTCAAAATATGTTAAGTTTTCTATGTCTTTAATGTTATTGGATACAGGGTTTGCAGGGCTATAAGGTGAACCTATGACAGGCACACCACGAATAAGTGCTTCTACATCTGCGACACTACCAAAACTCACAATGACATGAGCTTTTTCTAATGTTTGTTTAAAGTCACCTTCGCCTTTACGCTTAATGACAATCTTTCTCTCTGTATACTTTCTAATCTCTTCTATCGTTGTATCTAACCAAAGAGAAGCGTTGTAAATATAAGCTATCTTCTCTGCTGGAGGTAGCACAACTACGTTTTCACCACTACGATACTCGTGAACTTTAGGTGTTTCTCTATCTGATACACGCCAATCTGTGCAATGGTAGTTATTTACACATAATCTAGCCCATTCTAAGTCAGATGACCTGTGAAAGTAGCCATGATCTATCAGAATATAGGGTATATTTTGTTCTCTACAAGCTATTTGTATTTTATCTGCGCCATGTAAATTACCTACTATGACTGGAATAGACTTGCTATCCCATTGTCTTGTTAAAATGCCCTTACAATGCTTTTGCAAGCGTTTTAAGACGTTATCTCTGCGTTCTATGCCACTCAGTATTAACTGCATCTAAAACCTGTTCTACGGTGATTGCTTTGCTTTTTAGAAGGCAATGTTGACATACGCTATCATAAGTCCCACATGGCTCTGAACCGTCATGTATATTTCTATGGGTGTCATATCCTAAGTGCCTTGGTGAAGTAAAACCTGTCCATATCACTACGGAAGGTATGCCTAATGCTGCTGCTGCATGATGTAAACCACCATCTGTGCCTACAAATAATTTTGCTTTACTTAATGTTTGCAATGCTTCTCTAAAGGTTGTGGTTTCTTTCCACTTTGTATATCGCTTTACAGTAACATCACCTAACTGTAGCCATGGTAAGTCATGTTTAAATAACTCTTCCCAACCATGCCATGCTTTATTAACTGTGTGTGCATAGACTCTTTTAACATTAGGTTCTACAACTATGTAGTCCTTATCTATCTTATCTATGTTTTTCTTTTCTAATTGGTTAAAGTAAACTTCACCTACTCTAGTTTTATAGTCATCATTAAATAATAACCGACCATTCTTAGTGCCTTTGAGATATGGTCTATGACCTTGATAGTTTTTAACCCATACTACGTCTGTATCAGAGTTACTAGCCATTCTAGGATTGTTAGCAAATACTTGACCATCCCATGACATTCTAACGCCATCACCTAGCTTTACTTTTTTACCGGTTCTTTCGTTAGCTTCTTTAGCATCACCAGATGCCATTAACCAATCACCAAGTCCCATTTAACTGTTTAGCTACCTTATTGATAACTTCTTTCCAAGTATCATTGTCTTGGTAAATTAGTCTCATGTGACGATACCAAGGCATACTAGGTTGAGCATAACGCCATTGATGCCATGTAGGAACTAGACACCATGTCTTTACTCCCATAGCTGCTGCACAATGTTGAGCAGTCGTATTTACACCTAAGACCATATCACATTCAGCTATTAACGCTGCTGTATCATCATAGTCTTTTGCGCTTGTTGCAAAGTCAAAGTATTTAACACCGTCTAATTTGCGTTCTACGCTATAATCTAAACTGACTATCACATAGTCTTTGAGCTTTAATAATGGTTCTATATCTTCTTGTGTTAGCTCACGACCTTTAGCGTTAGTATGTTTAATACCACCTTTAGTCGTAAGACCTATAACTTTCTTACCCCATGAGTCAAATAACCCACGCCACATAGTACGTCTTTCAGGATCAGCTTTTAGATAAGGTGTGCCAGGAAAGTCTTTATTCGTATGTCTAAAGAACTGTGGTAAACCACCTATTGCACATCTGTAGTCAAACTTCTTATCTGCTAACCATTCAGGGCTATCTTCTTTACGAGTGCCATGCACTTCTGCTTCTGGAAAGCTACGTTTAAATAATCCCTCTAGTCTTGGGTCACAGTCTATATAGACTTGTTTACTAGAGCTAATAGCATCAGGAATACAGCTACCATAGAATATCTCATCACCTAGACCTTGTTCACCATAGATAATAAGTGTTTTGTCTTTAGTGCCATCCCATCTTACTTCGTCACCATATACCCATTCTTTACGGAACTTACCGCCTAGTGACTTATGCCATTCTGCCCAACCTTTATCCCATTCACCTTTAGCTAGGTAAGTGTGTGCTAGGTTGAGTTGACCATGTAAGTCGTTAGGGTTACATTCTAAAGCCATCTTACAGGCTTTCTCTGCATCATCCCATTTAGATGTTTGTACTAGCGTTGCTGCTGCATTAGAATAAGCTAATGCGTATGTAGGGTCTAATTCTGCTGACTTTAAGAAATACTTTAGAGCATCTTCATACATGTTTAGTTCATGTGATGCACGACCTAGTGATGTCCATATAGCTTTATTGCCTGGCATCTCTTGTAATGCTCTACGGAAGAACTGATATGCAAATGCAGGCTTATCGCCCATTAACCAGATATAACCTAAGAAGTTTAGTGTAGCAGCGTCATTAGGATATTCTTCTAATACAGAATATATAAGCGGTAATGCTTCGTCATACTTTTCCTGATTGATAAGGTCATGTATGGCTAACTGTATATTTTTTATTTCGTTTAAGTCCATCTAGTCTTAAAGTGCCACCATTTTTTTCTTAACCTTTTCATGTCTTGGTCAAGTCGTTTATGTTTATCTGAAGTTCTTTTCTTAAACCATCTGCGTAGTAATAACTTACCGCCTACTCGTTTAGCTCCGTAAACTATCATCTATTGTCTTTATAGCTTGTTGCCATGTTCCATTACTATATGCCCATCTTGCTATTTCTCTAGGCTCTAATGTATAACCATAGTCATCAAACCATTTGTCTATAAAAGACCAGTCTTGTTTAATATCATCCATTCTTTGTTGTTAGTTTAAGATATGGATAGTTTTCGTTTATTTCTTTTACAAGAGCTTTAGTGTGGTCAGGGTTATACATATCTATACCCTTTTGCTTTAACTGCATTTCCACTACAGGTGGAATACTAGCAAAGTGCGCCCATTCTTCTTTAACACCTTTATCCCATCTTGCAGGG